TTACCCTGCTGGATAGCATTGATAATCTGCATTGAGCTTTGACCAACCTGATTTCCTACCTGTTGCACCTGTGACATCACCCCATTGATAGCATTCTGAACCTGACCGATTGAACAGTTCAAATTAGTAGCCAGATTGTTGATTGCCTGTCCGTTCCCCTGAATTGCACTCATAAGTAACTCCCTTCCTGCATCGTTGTTAATTAAGTTAGGGATACCGGCTCCGGCAAATCCACCACCGTTACCGCCATCTCCATTGTTTCCCCAGCCATTGCGTCCAAACAATGGGAACAGGAAGAACAGGAAGATTATCCAAAGGAAAGAAGAGCCATCACCACCAAATCCGTTGTTGTTCTTTCCTTGCATAGCAACCAACAAGTTGGGATCAATACCTTTCTGTTGCAATAATGGAGCAAGCATAGCCATCATTCCACTACCGCCACCGCTCCCGCCTGATTCCGGGAAAACGTAAGTCTTTGTTTCACTCATATTAATATACAATTATAACACGGTCAATATTAACCGCATCACAAAAGTATATAATAGGAACTGCGTAAATCAGAGCTCATTTTCAAGCGATTTGCGAATATTTTGCAGATATATTGCAATCATTTTGTTCGTTGTTTTTCGACTCTCAAAAGTAGATATCAGGTAACGTATACTGGCTGATGTTTTGTGAAGCAAAGCGGCGATCTGCTCAGGGTACAGACCGAATTCAGTAAGAAAGAATACTACGATAGAACGGGCATCAACAACTTCCGTTACTTTACTTGTAGATAGGATCAATTCTTTAGAAACCTCAGTTTCTTTTCCGACAAGGTTTAGTATTTCGGCAAAAATCTCTGACTTACACATAGTAATTTAATTTTTTATTGTACTTTTGCCTTTGCCAATCAAACTTACGGTTATTGAAAGAACAAAAGCATGTATAGAAATGTTAAGGACATTATACCCCTGGCACTATCTATGCATGCTTTTGTATGTTTAAAAGTTTGATTGGCGTCAACTTTTAGTGTCGGGGGTTCTTTTTTACTCTATCCCCCGAAAGAGCTACATTTGTTATGATAACCGGCCTTCTACTTTACCGGATAACTTAGTGCTTAATAATCATTTCGAGATGTTCCTCGATTTGATAAATAATCAATGTTTCATTTTAACCTCCTTTCTTGACTTTTCGGTTATAGACTATATTTCCTATTATTATGAACAAAAGTGCCAATGCTATTCCGAATGCCCAGCCGCCTAGTTCCAGCTTTATCTTCTGCCATCTGGATAGTTCCTTCTCTACCGGGTAAGGGATCTGGATTGAATCGGTCTTGATGACCGTATCTGTCTTGTTTATCGTCAGATACCGGTACAAGTATTTGTATTTCTCCTTGTAGACGGTATCTCCTTTTACAAACAGGAACACGCTGTCACGCTGGTAGATGCTGTCAAAGCGGGTGCTGTCACGGGTCTTATACTCTACTCTCACAGTTTCTACCGGAACATACTTGATGCTCCGGCAGCTTGTGAAACATATTCCTGACATCAGGAAAACGATATAGAAGAAAGTTCTCATAGTGTCTCCTTGCTCGTCCAAGCCGGACCCGACAACAACACATTCAGATCATCACCTTCGTAGGTAGGATAAGGATAGACCGGTTCCTGCGGAGTTTCTTCGTCGTCCAGTAACGGTAAGGTCATAACAGACGGGAAAAGAGTTTCGTAATGAACCAGTTTCATGATCACCTGAGTACCGTCTACGCTCTTGCGTGGGGTCAGGTGCAGTTCGTCGAGGACCTCTTGCGGTATCTCGTTCAGTATCTCTGATGGGAATACAATGTATTTCATGTCTTATTGTTTAATTATTATACAAACGTAAAATCGTATTATTCTTTAATAGTCAATTCTGGACAATCAAGAAGCGCTCTTGATAAAAGTACTTTTGCTCCCGCCTCAGTTGGATGAACTTTATCACTAGACAACAATCCTTCATTCCAATTTCCGAATTCGTCAGCACCTACAGCTTCAGCAAAATCTATATAACGACATCCAAGACTCCTTACATATTTGCAATAACCAGTTTTTTGACGACCGGCAGCGTTACTTAATCCACTATCGTCAGATGTTCCGTCGATAGCTGGAGTTGTTGGAATAGTCGATAAAATTGGTTCTATTCCATATTGAACACATGTAGCAAAGAATCGGTCAATCTGAGTTTTCTGATATGTATTAATCACATATTCATCATCAACCTTTGATTCTTGCGTATCCCCGTTCATTCCTAGGAACCAAACCACATATTTAGGAATATAACCAAGTGACAATAAACTTTCCAGATCATCGTTTCCTGCTGAAGGTGATAAACCTGGTTGATTATTAGACAACCAATCAATGAACCCATATTGTTTCATGTAATATGTCCAACGTGAAGGAGAAGTAAACGAAAAATAGCTGTCACCTATACACCAAATACTTTTATTAAGATCTCTTGGCATAAGAGAAAAGTCTGCTTCAATATTGGTCGTTCCGTCATTGATAATAAACGGTTTACCCACACCAAACTCAGTAGTTATTTTTTCATATACATTCCCTAAATCATCATAAATGCGAATAACAGTAGGTTGTTCAGAGGTATCACTTGAGATAGTAATAGTTGTTTTACCTGTCAATGTTATCCCATGATCTTCTGTCCAAATTGCAGGTTTTTCTTCTGTATAATTAAAAGATTGATACATTGAGATCTGGGTGGGTGTAATCCTAAACCATCTACTATTATATCCACGATTTATATAGGATATATTATCAGAGTAGCCAACGCCAATCTGAACATTTTCAATATCTCCTGTAATTTTTGCTGCAATAAACACATCTTTATTTATATGGATAATAGGCAGAGTCAATACTTTATTTTGAGATAATGTAGACTTAGATCGAAATGAAGAAAATCTATCAGTGATTTTAGAGTCAAGGAGATTAACCTTATCAGCCAATTCATTAATGTCTACGGTAATAATTTTCACATATGGGTTAGCATGAGTAGAAAGTGTTGTAAATGCCACATATTTCGCATTGACAGGGATATCTATTTCTTTATTTTCCCAAGTATCATTCGAAATATTAATACCATCAAGATAATCATTATTACTATCAAAAAAAACGACATTAGCAATTACTGTTGTATTAGCATTCGTTAATGTAACATATATTTTTGATGTGGTAAAAATTTCAACTTTTTTGGTACTCTTATAAAAAGAATTTCCATTCCTATTATTTTCTCCTATCCTCCAGTAATATCCATCATCGAAACCTGCATTTGATATGTTTACTTCATTAAAAGGTTTATGATTTAGTTCCTCAAAATTCCCATCTATCCCTTGCGCAATGACTCCCCACGACTTTTCGGAGTCTTTTGCTATGTCAAATATCTTTTCCATATTATTCGTTTTTAATTAATGTTTCATTACTTATTAAAGTCTCGTTACCTAACGTTGTCAAGTAGCTGGAGATAACTATGCTGATCTTCTGAGGAGACTTGGTGACCTTTCCGGTTATCTCGTAGACACCGTTATCCCCTGAGATAGATATGTCGCTGATGGAATTGGATGACACACCGACCAGCTTATCAGAAGCATTTGACAATGTTATAGTGATAGTTACCGTGCTACCTTCGGCTACATACACTCCCGGATTAACTGAATAGGAGATCGAGGAGTAAGGGACATTGCTCTTGATAACCGGTCTGAACTCGATCATATCCGGATATAAAGTACCTGCATTGTACTTTCTCAATTGTCTCTCTAGCAAGAATTCGGAGAGGCTGTAGTGGAAGAGCAGGAGAGACCGTAATGCTAATTTAGCAAATCTAGTATCGTTGTCTCTCAGTGTTCCTAACCACATAGAATCACTGTCAATGCCTGCACCTGCCTGTATGGAATTACCATTATAACTATATCTAGTTTGATAAACATAGTTTTTATTAAATAGATCGGGATTAGAGAGACCTGTATTATTAAGTCCGAATGAGTAAGTATGTATTCCGGAAGTCACATTAAAGACTGATTGTTCGATAATAAAAGCTCCATTATTACTAATTTTAGATTTAGAGATAAGTCCACCTCCGTCTCCTTTTGGAGATAACCATTTACGAAGAGCCGCTACCGTATAGTCCTTCAAAATAGGCAATCCTGTAGCCTTGCCGAAGTCGGAGATACCGTCAAGATATAACGCACCATCAATTATTCCACTTTCTCCTTCCCAAACAACGTTATTCAACTGGATGTTGTGACCACCTACAAAGTCAATCAACTGATCGTTAAACTCAGCGTGGTTGTCGTTAGTGATACCCTGCTTCTTTATGTTACAGTACAACTGAGGCTTGATGATCTGTCCGGGACGATCCAAGTTGAAATAGGCGATGATCTGATTGATTTCGTCGGTAGTCAGGACTTTGTTGGCGATAAAGCCACCTGCGTAGGCAATTTTAATACATTTTTTAGGAACATTATCTGTATTAAGATATCCGGTAACTGAAAAATAATCAGCAACTCCAGCAGCAGCGACATAATTAGCATTAAAATCATTTTTATCTCCTAGAATATCATTGATAACAGTTACATTTCCTCTTTCATCAATATTTTCAGAAGTATATCCGCAAATATAATACTTGCCATCAATGCCATTACCAATGAAGCTATTTCTAATATATCTTCGACCGAATACATTCGTAGAAGCAGCTATATCGGAAATATAGTTAATTATGCTAATGACAGTACATTCCTTGCTATCTCCTATCATTTCGTCAACGGTCTTTTCGCTGACAATCATGTCGTCTACTCCGTCTGTACATAGCCAGCCTTCGAAGTCGGGGAGTTGCTCGATAGTAACAGAACCGCCGGCGGATGTTGAGAATCCAATATTAATAGGTTCTGTGCCATTAAATAATGTATTCTTAGATTCAGGCAAATCATACACTCCATCAGAAGTAATAGCAATTGAAGTTCTGATAGCCGTATTGGTCTCACTAACATAATAGTATCTTAATTCGCTAGTTAAATTAGTAACTTTTATTTTAAAAGCAGGAGTATCCGGATAACTAGAAGAATCTTCAATGGTTTTATAGATAATCATATGACCTATAATGCCATGATTTGTAGCAGATAGTTTATTATGTGTTCTAACAACTTCTACAGAGGCAGGAACAGTTTGATAAGTAGTAAAATCAGTACCATACAGCCCATACCCACTATTCCCCGCAAATCCGAAGTTCAGCAGGCGCATGTCGTTCCCGTTGCCGGACAAGTCCTTCAAAACAGCCCGGTCGGGGTCGTCGTTGGTCTTGCCCCAGGTGGAGATGGCCATCTTGACATGGCTGAGTAGTTCGGGGTCGATGTAGGGACGACCGGAACCGGAAGAAGCTCCCGGAACTCCTAAGCGTATCGCATTCATGCGAATAGGATCAAGCCCTATCGCATCAAGCTTAATTGGATTTAATCCTATTGCGTCCATTATTCTTCCGATTCAAAGATAGAAGCCTTTACCGGTTCTGTTTCACATTCGATTTTGAGATATTGCCCGGGGATAAGGCCGACGATCGGACGAGCAAAGTCTTTTGTGTAGTTTCTGCTGTCCACTGAAGAGTATTTCTGTCCATCATAGCTTATATACACCCAAAGCTTACCGCCTTTTTCAAATGTAATCTGCAATCCTACTTCCGCAGAATTTACCTGAACGGCATCGCTTACATAGTTCTTCTCACCCTTCGTAAAGGTTATAGATGTTTCTTTCATGATTATTCCTCCTCTTATTATGATTCAAATTTGATATCGTTAACTCTGTTCAGCCATCCGCGTTTGAACTTGTTGTTTGCGGGACGCTTCCGGCAGATATCTTCTATAAAATCGAAGCGGGCAATCTTGATACGATCAAATAACTCGCGTGGATTCTTAGAATTAACTGCCGCTATAGTTTTTGGTCCGACAATTCCGTCCGGCATTACACCAACCAATTCCTGCGGAATCTTGATACCATGAATACCGGAGGCCCATATCCAATCAACTAAAATATTAGCGACCGACTGAGACTTGATCTCGTCTGCCTTCCATCTATCCCAGTACATAGTTTTCAATATCTCTGTCCATTCCTCCTTGGAAAGATTCTTTAGTCTCTCTATAGTCGGTTTAGGATAGCCTTTCTTTTTACAATACGCCTCATAGGTAGCGATTGTTACTCCCATATTAGTAGCACCTCCCAAGTCATCCGGATCATTAACGAAACCGCCTTCCCACTTTTGAATAAACGGTGCCAATTTCTTCACATCTGCCATATATGTTTCCTCCTATAAAATTAAAATCAATACTAATATCTGAATAGCCTGACCGATAAGACCTCCAATTAACGTTGCGGCAATATCAAGCCAGTCCCATTTGCCACCCCAAGCTCTGTCCTTGAATTCCATGCCGGCCGCTAGCCCTGCGACAAACAAGATGGTAAGCAATGCACCTGCTGGGATAGCATAAAGCAGGTGCTTAGGACGGTTACTTTCTTTGATCCAACTCATGAGTTTCTTCTTGAATTATATCTCTGACATCTTCCTTGTCAACCTTGAACACCTTCTTCCCAAAGACTCCCAAAGCTCCAATCACATTTATATTGATCCCCTTTGGTTTCAATATATTGCCGACAATCGAACACCCTTCGATGAAGCATACCAATAAGCAAGAATACACATCAATAGGATATTCGCTATGACTTGCTACTGTGATCATGCAGACCATGCAGACAAAAGCAAAATAAGTAACCATCTTTCCCATAGTAGCGCGAATTGCACGAGAGAATCTGACTTTTTCACCCATTAGCATACTTTTTCTGACACCGAAGAGAAGATCACAAAGGATTACCGCACATGATACAATCAGCCACGGAATCATATTCTGCAATGACTCGGAAACAAATGCGGTAGCGATTGCCGCAAATCCGCCTGTAGTTGTATGTACTATAGCTTCCTTCATAGCAAACAAGTCAAGTAAACGGTTAACAACGAGATTACCTCAATCCAAAACATAGACTTGCATGCCGTCAGGTCCCATATAAAATTACCAGACCAGTTCTTGACAACAAACGTTATCGCGTAGATTAGAAATGCAGCCCAAAGCAGCAACCAGTACCACGAATTGCATCCTACCCATATCTGAGAAAATACAAGAGACATCACCGCGCCGGCTATATGAGCTTTCTTGTGCGCTCCTCTAAAGTTTGGGGATACCCCCAACACGATCATTCCGACTACAGAAAGAAAGATCAGGAACTGACTGTTTTCTGTACTTGCATCCAGTGCGGCCGGAAGCAAAAGCAAAGACGGGAGAATCATGCATATACCGAACCAATACCTGTTACTCAGAATGTAATAGGTATCGGAAATAGAATAAGGGATACCCTTTGTCTTGTAAATCATCACACCAACATAAGATGCGAAAACCAATAATGATAGTAGTGTCAAAATCATAGTTTTATCTGTTTATAATGAAAACTCTAGTTTATTCGGATAACCGGTCTTGTAGTTGTAAGATTCGACCTCCTCTTTAGTCTGCAATCCTCGAACTGCCGCGATATGCTGCTGAGTTACATTGTAGCAATCAAGAGCATACAGCTCTAACGAGTTAAGCATAAGGAGAGCGCTTGATATAGGTATCGTATACTTTACCGCATCAAACCATAAAACCGTATCCAGTCTTCCGGCCTGCTTCTCAATATTGATTGAGTTAACAAGACCTACGCGGTCCTCTTTGGTAAGCCACATTCTCTTTCCGGAGAGAGTGAATGAATTCACAGCGTCTGACTTGTCATAAGCATTAATATCCGCTATCTTCATCTCTTTTAGTTCATCAAGGGTATACTCATGATCAACCAATACGGGATAGCCGCTTTCGTTCTCCTTTATTTCCTTTCCGGATGACTGACCGTCCAGCAGCTCCTGCCAGTATTCTTCCGTTATCTCTACTGAGCCTTTTTGCAGCTCATCGTAGAATCCTTGTTTCCAATATTTTGCCATAATATTATTTATTTCCAACTCCCAACGGCTATCCAATAAAAAGGATTAGTTCCCGCGCCAGTACCATTACTATCCCCAACGGTATATCTACTACGAACTCTGAAGCTGCTTGTACCCGTCGATATTACAAGGCCGGCAACAACATTCATACCGTTACCCGGTTCATAGTAGGTAATCACAGGAGCATAATTGGCATTATAAAATGATAGCGGCAAATATACATAAGTATTATTACTGGAACTTGATATGTATCCCCACTGAATTAAGAACCCATTGTTAAACTTAGCATATCCATTCTTACCTAACGATACAGTCATAGCATTAGACAAATCTGCCTTTGCCAAATTGGGAATCATGTTTAGCAATTCTACAACTCTATCCCCTGTAAATCCGCTATTATAATCACTCATGCAAACTCTTTTTTAATCACATTAAACGTACTTCCATCCGACAGTAAGAAACGACCTTCAGCAACAGCAAACGCCTGCCTCTTTCCTATTTGCGAGATGGTAGTGGAGACAGATGCCTGTACTCCACTATTAGTTGTCCTAAACACAACAGTCTGCTCCCTGTCGAGTCCTTCATTGGCAACATCGCTTGATGCGCTTGCGGTCCCATTGGAACCGGGAGTGATAACGATGTTGCCTTCTCCTTCTTTCCAAGGAATCTGTATGCTCATTACGCAGCAGTCCAAGAAGTGTTAGACGTAACATTAACGGATACAGCAGATCCACTCTGAGGAATAGTAATTTCCGTCGGAGAAACAGATAATGTAGCATCACCGGCAGCTTGTTTGATAGCAATCTGAGCAGCTTGTCCGCCATTGGCTGTTACCTTCAAAGTTCTCGTAATTTCCTCAATAGTTTCATTTGCCGGAAACTCCAATTCGATAGAGAAAGGAAATTCTGCAGTAGCTCCCGGATCACCGGTAATAGTAGCCGCATTGTTAATCTGAGTTCCATTCGCACTATACTTTGCAGGCAAAGTAACATCTGTTACGCTTCCCGCCCACGCAAACGTCAGTTTTGAAGAGTTTGTTTTACCCTCGACAGTCACAGTGCCCGCTGTTTTAGGAGCAGACATTTCTGAGCCATTATCAAAGGCAGCAAACTCAGACTTCGGCGACTGAGTTACCTTATAGGTCGAAGGAGTAGAAACACCAACACCGGTAACCGTTACTGTACCAGTACGAGCTGTACGCCCAGTATGAGCGTCCGCGCTATTCGCAATTGTTCCGTTACCAGATCCGGTAGACGGATTTAATTTTAACCAACTAGGTTTTGCCATAATACAACATTTAAATAAAACAATTCAATTAACTATATCATTCTTCCTGCACAGCCTGCCATACCACATTGGACAACACATCGACGTTATCCTCAAAGTTATTCGAAGGCATCAGCCATATATATTCAGGGTCCACCTTTAAATAAGCCTGCTTACCAACATCACAGACAACTCCTATCGACACCTTCATGCCCGTTGCCGAAGCGGAAACCTTCATCTCATCAGCCTTGACGATAACATTTCCAATGCCCTTAATCGCCTCTATATGTACAGATATGCATCCCATGTCACACCGTCTTTATGCCAGTATTTATCTTGTCGATCTCTACTCTTGTACCGATTTCGTAATCAGAGTCTGGGAGATAAGCCGTAGTCTCAAGCCATATTTCACCCGTACCGATTATCTTTGTGTCTATGTAGCAGGTGTAGCTATTCTCATTGACGCGGATCATCTCAGACTTCTTTATTATCTGTGACGCATTCGAACAGTAATAGACAAAGAAGCGGCATGAGAAGTCTATATCGTCCATCGTCAATCCAGAAGGAAGGTCGATGGAGATGACTGCTTTGATTATCGTTCCTTTTACTCGCATTTTGACAGAGCATTGACAACAGACAATCGATCAATAGCCCGAACAAAAAGCTCTGCATATTTCTTTAAAGATTCCGCTTGTTCTGGAGTTAAATCGACCACGCCATTAAGATAGATTTTTCTTGCTATTTCTAACTCACCAATATCACCTGTCTTTTGAAATATTGCATTGCCAAAAACTTTGCTGTAATCGACGGTACTCTTATTCCCTTCGATATCCTCTACTTCGATTGTTCTAAAGTCTATTTTCATAATATTTATATTTTATTTCTTCCTATAACTGCGACCTCAAATGCACTATTGATCCATCCTTGGTCTTTATGAAATGTCTTTACTGTAAAAGTACTAGCCTGCTTATCAGATATTATGCAAAGAGTCCAATTCTCATTCACGCCTGTAGCTATTATAAAATAGTCAGTATGATTTAAATCATGCCAAAAGACATAGTTGCCTATATCCGTCCTGTTGACACTCGATACATAACATCCGTCCCCCCATCTGTTTGATATACCACCTGCCGCCGTAATACGGGCGGCCCACAACACTCCGGGAGCATTCCATTTCTCATACTGACGCTGGCCGAATTTGTGTGATCCGTAACTCTCTATAGCCCCACCACCAGAAGTGTTAGCAATAATTCTTAACGCAATTCCTCCTTTACCATACGTGCTTAGGTTAATGCAGTCCTGATTATCATTACGTATAGACAAAAAAGGATATGCCCCTTGAGAAGAAACTCCCCCATACTCATTAATACGCAAAAAACGAGTACCGCTAACCTCTAAAAGAATCTTTGCATCAGCTATATCTCTAGACACTATATTATTATCCTTTATCTCCCATCCTCCTAGAATGGCCCCAGATGTTACCACTAAGTTTTCAGTATTGATATTTTTTGCATCAATCATAGGTACACCGTCCACTTCTTTAAATAAAGCGATATCTTTACCGGTATTGGTACGGATTACGGTACTATTCGAAGTCAACACCAGCTTTCCGTTAGCTGTGTTTATTCCACCCTCAGCAGTTAATTCAAAACCTGTCTGATTGTGTTTTATAGCACCTTCAGTTATCATCCATCCCTGCGTCTTTTCAAGGTTGCCAACAAATATTCCGGAAGTGCCAAGCACATCTATAGTCGCATTCTGGGCAAGGAGGACGTTGGTAGCCACGTTCACAAACTCATTAAAATCGTCCCATTTGGTTGAGTCAAATGTAGAAGTAGATGTATGAGTTACCTTACAGAGTTTGTTATTACCATTATAGATGACAGTATCGATAAACGCATCGTTATGGTAATATTCAGTATTTGGCTTCCATTCGCCACGAGGACGAAGCATAGCTCCCGGAAGGCCGGTCTTTCCTTGTCCGCCCGTCAAGCAAGCCGGACTGCTTTCGTATGTCGTATTGTCAGTATAAGTAACCTTAGTTTTAGTCCATATGTATTTACCGTCCTCCCACTTAGGAGCGGTCGTAGACCACGACCCACCTGTTAAGGTGCTGGAAGAAGTTGAGAGATAATACAGAACCTCAAAAGATTTTACCCCCTTACCAGAAGGTCCGGCACTCCCTGTCACACAGACCGGATCACTCGTCCAAGTTGTATTATCGGTATAAGTGACAACAGTTCGCGTCCACATGAATTTACCATCTGTCCAGCTTGGTACATTATACGACCATGATCCGCCTGCCGGCCTACTATAGGACGTAGACAGGTAATATTGTTCTCTGTAACTCTTCACTCCTATACCCGTTTCTCCCTTCGCTCCTGTGACGCAAATAGCATCCGTAGTAGTCGATGAACTATCGGTATAGGTGATTACTGATCTGGTCCATATATACTTTCCGTTTACCCATGCCGGAGCAGTAGTCGACCACGATCCGCCAACCAAAGAACTAGAGGAAGTCGAGAGATAGTATTGTTCAACGATACTAGTTATCCCCCTTCCATCTTCTCCGTTACTTCCATCGGTTCCATTAGCCCCCTTTGAACCGGTAATACAAGCAGGGTCTGTTTCCGTTGTCGAACCATCAGTATAAATCACTCTCGTTTTACTCCACATGTATTTCCCATTTACCCATGCCGGAGCGGTAGTTGACCATGAACCACCTGTTAAGGTGCTAGAGGAAGTCGAAAGATAGTAAAGCACATCCACATCTTGTACCCCTACACCATCTTTACCATCTGCTCCATCTTCGCCTTTAATCTTTTGCCATTTATAGTCAGAAAAAACACTACTATCCGACTGAACAAAGTCAACATATTGACCTATCCATGCACCAGGAGTCTCACCATTATTTGCAGTAAATGTTTTTCCATCATTAGAGTATTTTATATGCAAATAGCTGGTACGACCATCTTCGCCATTTACTCCAGGAATACCCTGAGTTCCATTTTCTCCCTGAATTCCTTGAAATCTAGCCCACGTATATTTGGATGGATCAGTACTATTTGCTTGTACAAAATCTACATATGTTCCAATATATACATCAGGAGTATCCTTCATTTGAGATGAAGTAGGATTTTGTACAGGAGAATACTTAACGTGAAAATACGAAGTACGACCGTCCGCACCATCCTTCCCCGGAATTCCATCTTTTCCCGGAGTACCCGGGTCTCCCTTAGATACTTCTTTCAGCCAATCCGTAGAAGAGTCAGACGGTTCCTGCGTAGTACTAGGTTCAATACATATCCATGTGCTGCCGTTATGGGTAACTTCATCGTAATACCAATACTTTCCCGCTTTCCATTCCCCCTTAAATGCGGGGACAAGGACTTCTGTAGTACCATCCTGCGAAAGCTGTTTAATCGTACCGGTCATATATACATTGCGAAGGTATGCGCTATATCCGGACAAATCCAGTCCTGAAATGACCAGATTAGACAAGTCCCCCAGTTGCATCATGACCATAGAAGAGGTGATCTCCCAGTTATTTACTCCTGCGAGATAACGTTTATAGTCCTTTGTAGAATAAGCAGATTTCTGGCGTTCCGCATTTGTGAAATTGCCATATGCCACAAAATGCATAGCCTTCTGAGGATGATATGAGTAGCCACTCCTGAGAGTATATTTAAACTCCGAATTGCTTATCTTTTGAGTTATGCGGAAATAAGAAGTCTGGAATCCTGTGCTGTTGTTGAATATACCCTTGCAAATGTCATCTACCGCAAGGCTTGCAACTTCTCCCGGTTCCAGCTTCAAAGTCAGAGTCTGAGAAGATTCATTTACGGATTCAATAATGCCACCACCGGGAGCAAGCCAGTCTTCTCCCGAAGTTATCGACACGCGGTTGTAGCGAAGTTCCGGAACCTCAAGAAAGTCTCGGAGATGAAGCGATTTCGCATCGATATGCCCATCGGGAGTAATCATCCAACCGATGAGATTCTGCACGTAGTCTTTTGATGATATTTCCTTTGAGAAAGTTGCGTCCTCAGCAACTAGTTTTTGGATAACGGCTTTGATTTTTACGTCAATGCCAGCCAAGAAGGTAATTAATCCTTTAGCAGAATCTGGATCGACTTTACTTAAATACTTATCATCAGCTCCTTCCTCTGTAGATATTTTATGAAGCTTAAAATGCTTTCTACCATCTTCTGTAGATATTGTATCATCTTTAACTAATATATAAATATCCTCTTCTCCTTCAATTGATATAACCTGACCATCATATGGAACATAAGGCTCTGCATCTGTATTACGGGCATAGCTTTCCGCATCCTCTTTGGATTTCCATGTATCCGTACTATCAATAGGTCTTGAAGTGGTACGTCTATATTGTTTTTCAAATGATACTCCATTGATCTTAACCATAAATTACACTGTTTTAAAGGTAAACGTGTTACTATCATTCATTGTCTCTGTCTGAATAATCCACATTTTATAATTGGCTGCAGTACTTCCATTAGCTCCTTCTACTGATATGGTAGTAGGGCCACTAACAATACCTGTATCTTCCATGATATTTCCGGGAGATGTAGGGACGGATAACTCACTTAACGTCCCTTCCGGCAGACAAATTGCGATCATTTTCCATGCGTTTACATCAAACTTATATGTTCCCGCCCCCTTATATAGTCCACTTGATCCCAATGCACGTACTTCAGCAGAAGTCTTAGGAATGGAAGAACATATGCCGGCAAACCATTTGCGTCTAACATTTACGCTGATTGTGTCTTTAATCTCTTGTCTTGGCAATGTGCCGTCTTCACTAGCAGTATAGATGACCGTAGCTTTATATGTTTCATTCTGACTATAAGTACCCTCCAGTTGCCTAACCGCAGTTTGAATGCCGCCAACTTCTTCAGAGAAATTTAACTTGTTATTCGGATTTTCGTCATAATATGCAGATTCCATTGGTCCTTGTCCATTCCGGGATGCAGTATATGTAATATAGCCTTTGCTTGTACCAAACTCAACATCATTTGCTGTTGAGATCTTGCTTCTCAATTCTCCCACTGATTTTTGAGAAAGCATTCTAATAAATGCATCCACCACTGTAGTGCCTTCCAGAATAACATCACCAGCCTTGAAATATCCCGCCTTATCCACAGTCACTTCTACGTTTTTTGTAAACTTAGCGGTTCCTTCGCCTGTACCAGTAGACGATCCACCGCTACTGATTATTTGTTGCTTAATCCTTTCTTTACGGTAAGTAAGAGAATCAATCTTACTTTCCAGTTCTCCCAACTTGGAATAAGGAGCTGTCTCCCCGACAGTATACACCAGAGAATCATACGGTACATCCAAAGGATATTCATAGCCAATTATTCGCGATATCCTTCCTTCCTCAAAATAGGCTTTATTGATCAGGTTTACTTTTTGACCAATAGAGAACTTCTTCGCGAATGCAGGATCATACATGCCGGTGTCCGGGTCAACACCATAGATGTAATCCGGCATCATCGTACTGTCATAAGTAGATGGGTCCTGCTTTAATTCGTTGATATATTCCTTTGCCCTTTCTTCAACTTCTTTCTCCGCGTCAGGAATAAGTTTATCGGATACGAATTGAGGATCGTACCCATATAGAATATATGTATCACCGCTAGTGGGATGCAAAATATCATCCGGGAGCATACGCCCATAATCATCATTGCGCTTTACTTCATATACCTGTGCCCTTGGATTCCATGTGCCATCTTCAAGGCGTTCAGGCTGATACGTATCAGACGATGAGTCATAAGGATTAAATATAACTTCAAAATCCATGCCAGCCAAGGGACCGGATTGGAATGCTACGCGTAATTCCTCTCCTGGTAGTTGATAACTTTCAGAGAAATGAAAGCCTAAGTCCGCATCCTTAAATCTCCATGCAGCCCATTTCGATTCGGTCTTGCTTCCATCCGGATTATCTGTAGTATCAGTATATGAATGCGTATATACATCTCCGATTGCCCCTATACGACTTGGATAAATATCGTCAAAAACAACAATCTGCTCAATAGCTTCCTCTGTATACATGTCGGGGTATGCGTCAATGTATGGAACTCCCTCCGGCATCATCAAATGCTTGGTTACAATACCTTCAACCGTTAATAGCGTTTTATCATCTGAAAAATAGCTTATAGGAATTCGGCTTTTTATAATATTGTTGATGGTATACATATTCCCGGCGGATACACTAACTCCTTCGGGAAGACGCAAAACATTTGCTGCTTCCCCTATCTGAAAATCGGGATTATATATCGCATCAAATGTCTGACCTTCATTGGGTCCCGTAGTGAATGTCACAGAGGCATTTGCCGACTTAGCTACATTCTCAATAGTAATATCCCCAGATGAACCGGCAAGTATCATCATTAAAGAAGAAATTGAACCTGGTAGTTGGAAGACAATATATAACTTCAAATCAGTAGCCCCACGCTCAATATTTATCTCTTTATTTAGGACAACTTTATCTGTCAGTTCTTTTTCCTGATTGTCATATATAGTGCGTACGTTTCCTCCAATACCATAACTCTTCTCTACATCATTGATTTTATATCGAAGCTGCCATCTCCAGCTATATATTCCTGATGGTAAATATTCCCTCTCCACAGATGAACCGGCTGGAGGGACTATTGTTCCTATATTAAACGAAGCACCTTCACTCTTTATTGCATAAGTTCCCCCGGCTGGATTGTTTGATAAAGATTCATAATTCAGATCATTCAACCCGGCTTTGACATATCCACTTGTCCGCACAGATGCCTTAAACTTATCTCCTATCTGGTCATCGGTAGGAAAATAGTCTATATTAAGCACTCGTGATGTATCAGAAATATCACGCCCATTTACCTTCTTAACATCGAATACCAGTTTTTTACGATACGTCTGTGGAATATTTCGCGTAGAACCGAAAGCATATATTCTAGTTGCATAAGAAGTCTGACTGTCACTCCGATTCATTGCACTAACATTAACACCAATCTCAAAATCGACCGGATCACCATGTTCGCAACGACCAAAACGGATTACATCTTTCTCTATCCACCATTCGCATTCAAATGTTTGAGACATTTGAGAAAGAGCGTCTAGCATGTTCATGTTATCATATGAAATCAGCTTGGATGAATCATCCACAGAATCGTCAATTTTGCATGTAAATGCTTTCCCTTTATACTGATAGCCTAACACTTCTAGATTTTTCAAGAACACATCCATGTGAACCTTTAGTGTATCGGTCAAATTCCAGCTAGCTTCTCTTCCACTACTTTGAGGAGTATAGAAGAACCTCTTATTTTTCCACTTCCAATAGTAAGCATCAAGCTTTAATTCGTAGTCATATCCCCCGGTAGTAGTATTGTAAGTAGGTTTATATAAGTCTACAAGCTCAAACAAACCAATATTCTCGTCATCAATGTAATCCCCAAGCTGAAAGTAGACAGGTTCAGCTAATGAGAACTTGAGAGTAATGTAATCAGAACTCATTAGCTGGAACTTTCTTTTACAACCTTCGTTGATAGGAGTAGAAAGACGGATGTTGCCGGATATGTCTTTGATGTCTACTAATTCTGCCATATCACAAAGTTCGTTGATAGAAACATCAAAACATAAAATCCGGCAACTCTATAAACCACAATTCGCCAATTGTGGTAACTTTATTCCCTATTCGCTGGATTCGGCTCGTTCAGCTTAACCGAAATCTTTGAAAACGTCCTTGCGATATTGAAACCGAAAGATTGAGAACGGAGGTAGTATAAGTGATATACCTCTTCGCCTAGTTCCGGAACTTTGACTGCAAATTCCCCCTTTGTTATTTCGTCTAAGAATGCCTTATATTTGGCAATATAGTCAGAAGGGGAAACTCCTTTTAGCGTAAAGGTAAGAGTCAGGTCCCGTTCGTCAACCTTTCTGTTTTCGATTATAACCCTTTTCCCGTCCTGCAGGCGTGATTTGTTTTCAATCACATCTTTCATCGGAAGTGGAGCGTAAATAGCTTCTATGAACCCGTCTCCCATATTGACTCCCCACGTCGTATAGGCGTCCTTGTTATTGATTAGTAGGTCTCCTGTCATAATATTACTTTTTTGATAATCCATTAGTATTTCGCTTGACTTCTGCAATATCAGCCGCCATCTGCTGGATAGGCTTCACCATGACGTTAGTATTGTCACGAATGTCTGTTATAGCCTCGTAAGAAAGCCGTATCAAATCCCTTGTCTCGCTAGCAATGTCCTTTATACCAGATGAGTTTGCACTAATAGTCAACATTCCTGCTTTAAGTTCAAGGATGGACATTGTTTGAAGCTGGTTTTGATTCTTGATTTCTTCACCGGCAATCTGAAGAGCAGTGAAGCGACCGTTCAACTCGTCAGCAGAATCCTGAGACATTGTAGCAAAGCCTTTCTTGGAAGATTCCTGGGAAGTAGATGTGCCGCCACCGCCTACGATCTGCTCCCATGCCTTTCTGTCTTCAAGAGCACCATTTACAATAGTATCCCACCCTTCTCTTAAGTCTTTAATATCAGAAGAGGTGATACCTCCCTCTTTGCCCATGGCCTCAGAAAAGGATTCATACCATTTTCTTAATTCATCTTCATATCCCTTCGCGAACATTTGAGTGAATACAGCCTTTCGCATATACTCTCCAAAATTATCAGCAAAGTCTTTGGATGAAGCATCCATGTCCATGAGAGTATCTATGAAGTTGTCAAACAGACTATCGAATGACGTCTGAGTCAATTGTTCTTGAACGGCTTTCTGAATATCTTCTATTCTCTCTCCACCTTCAATAATCTTATTGAGGTAGTTTTGAACATCTCCATCCAACTTAGACCAAAATCCAGGAGCTTCCTCTTTTAACTTTTCAAGCTGTTCAGCCGTCAAGTTAAAGAGACCGGAAAGTCTTCCTCCTATAAAATCCGGATCTTTGCCGATTGACTTAGCAAACTCGTCCCATTGATCCCATAATTCCTGACTCATGCTATTGCGAATACGAACACCAATAGAGTGGGAACCGGCAGATGCGCCAGATTGCAATCGTTCTCTTCCTAATATTTTATAAGACTCAATGCTTTTGTTTGCTATTTCAATAGCTTCATCTCCCGCTTTAGCAGCTTCGGGACCATAAGACATATCTATGTATTCTTTTTTCTTATCAATTAACTCATCCCATATTTCATTTAACTTGTTATACTCATCAACCATTTCATTGTAACGAGAATAGTCAGCACCACCAAAACCGAATAATCCGGCAATAGTATTCCCAACGCCCGCCAAAACGCTAACTGCACCTGTGATAGCACTAAAAGGTTTGGTTAAGTCTATTCGTTCCAGCCCACTCATTACTTGCCCGATACCATCCAAAGTCTTACTTATGGCTTCTGGAACCTTCACCCCAAAGTTTTCAAGCATTCCAACAACGTCATTGCCTGCATTTACAACCTCCATGCCTTTTTGCCCGATAGAATTTGCTGCTTGAGTTAACTTTGACAAAGCTTTTTGTCTGTCAGATTGAGCAGCGGCCAAGTTATTTTCTGCTTGGGTAAGAGTCAGTAATCTAGTAGTTAATTTCCCGTTCTCATTGGTATATACTTTAGTTATTACCTCTCCTCCCTGAATAACAGTATTTAAATCCTCTTGAGCCTTGATTACCGCAGATGTAGCATTACGATAATTATCTGCACTATTTTTCAGTTCTCCCAAGGGATTACGTACTGTTATTTTTAGATCAATTTCTTTGAAGGCATCTTGCAACGCTTTAAGATCAGTAGGTTTTATATCTTTAGCTGCTTTATTTATAACCTCTTTCAGGTTATCACGCATCTTAACCAGTGCCTCAGTAGACTGAGCATCAAGGTTTCCGAATATGTTTGCAAAATTGATAGATGATTTTAGTTCTTCAAAGCTAACTTCCTTCAGTTTATTTTCCTTCTCTTTTTCCAAGGACTTCTTAGCACCCTTGGTGGTAGCTTCACTGATTTTAAGGTTATATTCTTCGTTTATGGCAGCTTTTTTTTGTTGAAATGTACCATATTCTTTAAGATATTCATTCCAGTATTTCATTTCTTCCTGATAAGGATAAATATCTTGTCGTAGAATAGTATTATTCAAAATTTTATCAAAAGCAGACGTATCTACTTTCACCGCAGATGCATCAAACGTTCTCTTCTTATAGTTCTTAGTCTGCTTCGCCCGCAAATTTTCCTGTTCATCAAAAGCCTTTCGCTGAAGCTCGATCTCCGTCCGGATATAATCTTCCCGCTGACGTTCTAAATCCTGTATCTCCTTCTTGTTGTCCAATTCACGCTGTGCACGAATCTTGGCTTCTCCTTCTGCCATAGCGTCAATACGAGACTGGGTAAGTTGATTCTCCAGATCTTGCTCCTTGCGTTTCCTTTCGGTTGCTTGCTTGTATAATAGTTCGGAGATTTTTTTTTGCTGGTCTACGATGGAGTTATACTCCTTAGTTAACCCTTTATCATCATATAGTTTAAGCTTTTCTTCTGCTTCTGTTTTCTGCTTTATGAGAGCATTATATTGTTTTACAACTTCTTCTGGAACCCCGTTAGTATTTCCCGATTTTAAGGTTTTAAGATATGTATCTTTTATTTGTTTTAATGCCGTATCAGCTAATTGTACTTGCTGTTGCCAATAATCATAGGTTCCTTCCTTTGGCTGAGGAAACAATTTATCAACGTCTATCGAATTTATAAACTCTCCTAAGTTTCCTTTTAACTTACTGACATTATTGTTTATGTCCGAATATATTCTAGCTTGTTCTTCAAGATTTTTATTTGCCTCAGTAAATTCTCTTTGTGCTGCATTTTTCTCTCTTAAAGAGGAATAAGTATCACTTTCATTTTTCTGAGCAGCAAACAATCTCTTATTTGCTTCCTCAACTCTCTTATTGGCCTCTTTTAAGGTCTTTGTTTGATTTCTTAATTTTATTTCTTGATCCACTATTTGATTTGAAATATCTTTAGCTCTATCCATATAACTTTGATATATAGATCTCTGCATCATTTCTTTGCCTAATGCCCTATATGCAATTGATAATTTATCGATATCAATCTTTTCCTCATTTATAACATTGGCATATTGAGGATATTTAGAAATCCATTCATTAATTGAAGCTGTTCTCTCTTTTAATAAAGTTGAAGCACTTTTAAGTTTAGTATATAATAAATCCAATTCGAGTCTTTCTTTTATCGAATCTTGAATACCCTTTTTTCTAGCGGCAGCTAATTCTTGTTCAGCAGTAGAAAGATCCAATACATAATTTTTTCCTCTCACAAGTTCTTTTCCCCAGTTGATTATCTCCTTCCCATACACAGAAAGCAGAGTTAATCCAACAACAAGAGCAGTCTGCCAGCTAATAAGAGACTTTGTCAGTTGCTGCCAAACTGGAGCAACAGCCTTGACATCTTTATTTCCTGCAGCTAATTCAGCCTTAAATGCAGCATATTCTTTTCTTGCTTTAGCAATCTCATCTACAAGGATAGGAAGGTTGTTTGAGATTGCAAGGAAAAAGGTATTTGCACTGACAGCCAAAGATGGCAATTCACGAGCCACCTGCTGTACAGAGAAGCCGAGCCCATTCCATGCACTTGCATAATTACCTACATTTCTTTGAAATCTGCCAGAAGCTTGTTCAGCCGCACTCAATTCCTTCTGAACATTTGCGATTTGGGCCAACAATGCCTTACCAGCATCACCGTTTCTTCGCGTTCTTCCGAGGTCATCATAATCCTTAGTCAATAGGATTATTTGCTTTCTGAGAGCAGTTATACTACCCTCTTCGGCTTTGCTCTGAATTATCTGATCCTTCTGTGCCTTAATTGTTTTTCTGACAGCTTCCTCTTCAACTAATCTTTGTGCTGCCAGTTGCTGCACCTGTCTTAATATTCCAATTCCGGAAGTACCTGTTTTCTCTGAATCAGCAAGAGCAACAAAGCTTTTCTTTAATTGTTTTATCTGCTTATCCGTTTCTATTACGGCTTCTGTATTAGCCACAATCCATTTATTTGTGGATTGCAATGCAGCTGTTTCTTCCTTTGCCTTTTTGACTGCATCATTGGAAGAATCAATGTCATGCTTCAGCTTTTGGATTTGAAGGTATTTGTTTTTATACTCTTCTAATTTTTTAGTAGCCGCCGCTATCTCTTTCTCTAATTGTTTTATAGCCGAATCACTATTGGGTATCCCTGCAATAGCAATTAGAGACTTCTTCAATTTATCTATTTCTTGACGCAGTTTTATAATGTCTTCGACATTAACATCTGCGGTAAATTTCATTCCTGCCATGTGACTTTTACGTTTTCGTTACCAAATGATTCCTTTAACTCTTTCTCCACGGTTAGGCTTGCCGAATCCAGAACGTCAAAACCCTTGCTAGAAACAAAGCTCGCATACTCCATTCCATCGGCCACAACAACACCGTTTTTGGGTAGTTTCCCATATATAAGCAAGTTCTCTGTCTTGCTTTTGGCCCCCGCATGTTCGCTATCTGCCGGAACATATAGATAAACGATATTCCCATCACGAACTACAGCAGCCCCCGGAGCATTACGAAGATTCCACGTATGGTTCTGATAAGTCTTCTTGCTACTCACATTTCTTTCCTTTTGAGTGTCAACTGCATTATGCGCCGCTTCCTTCATAAGCTCATTTGCATACTCCTCCACCTCTTCAACAAACTCGTCCAGTCCCGACAAATCAACCGTTACTTCCATTACTCATCAAATTTCATATTTTCACCAAAGAAATCCTTATCAGATACTTCCTTAAGTACCTCCCCATCGTATACAGCGTGCAACTTATCTTTTTGCATGATGATCAAATTGCGATATGGGATTTTATAAACGACTTCATCATAAGACAAATGAAGGCTATCCATGAACGACGCAATTTGCCCCAACATACAATCATTGCCTATAACCTCTGTTTTGCTGTTAGATTTGCTACGTTCTTCGCTAAACCTAACAGCATCGTAAAATTTTTCACATCTATCAGAGAGTAAGCCGCTGTAAGACCGGATAATACTTCTTCTAAGGTTCCATGAGCCAATTCTTCTGATAATGAATCATTTCCATCTATAAACCAAGAAAGTGCGCTAGAAGCGACAGAAATGTCTTTCAATGAAGATATAACACCCGCGATATCCTTGTTGTCATCAAGGACTGCAAGATATGCCGAAGCACCGGCTATTTTATGTATTGTAGGCGGATTTACACGGTACATTTTCCCATTTACAATGATCGGAATGAAATCCTTTCCTGTGATAGCTTCTGATATAAGTATGGCAGCTTTATTCATAATGATATTTATTAAAAAAGGGTGAGATACATAAACCCTCACCCCTCACCACTTTATAATATAGATAATGTCTCTGCTGATCGCGAAGTATCTTCCTTCCCAGGCCTCTCATAGTTAACAGCAGTTCCAGCGTTCACCCGCTTTGACTTAGTCGTAGAACTATTCAAATTGAGAGAAGTATCAGAAGACATGGATGCGATATTGTCAGCAGTTCATGCAGCTTCTACTTTTTCTCCGTCGAACATATAGTCACTCTTCACGCCGGCGCTAGGATTTTCCATAGCAACAGCTGTTACTCCCAAGCCGATATTTTTTTCCACAGCATTTCCCTTAGCAATGACCGCAGCATTGGTGAATACAATATAGTTTCCAGTCTTCGTCTGTCCAACAATGGCTTTATTAATAATCCCCGGAGTATCAGAAGCGGCCCATCCTGCATCTGTATCAACTTTTTCTCCGCCTTGCAGATCTACCTTGTCATCAAAGGAGAAAACTCCCATAGTGAAGGCAATTGTTTTAGCCCCTTTTTGCGTCACATCACGATAATAGATGCTACCATTCAACTCGTTAATATAGTCGGTATAGGTAGGATCATCCTCCGTATACGCCCAAGTATCTTGATGAGAGTTCTCAACTTCTGTAGCAGTACCTAACCAGGTTTTAAGGCTAGTTTTAGTTACAGCAGCAGTAATAACATCACCGTACCAAATCTTTTTAATTCCTATAAACGGTTTCATATCTTTTTAATTTACGTTTAATACTTCAAATAATAATTTCACATTCACATAGTAACAACATAACTCTTTATCTTCCTCTATTCCGGTAGTTTCAGAAGAATACCGATACCATGAACCGTCATATTGCCCTACAACTCCATCTTTGAACATTTCTTTAGCCTTCCTTTCCAGTTCATTCAAGCGAATAAGATCAGCCTTCCCCGACCTTGATAAAGGAACGCAAAGATTAACTTCAACGTATCCCTTCTCCCAATAAGTATTGGGCTGTTGAGTTTTGGGATAAACTACAATCCTTTCAGTATTTACCTTACCTTCAGGTATATTACCTCTCTGGTATACTTCGGATATCTCAAAAGCCTTGCAATCCTTAAATATTATGTTCGCGATGTCTGTTGTTGCAATCATATCCAAATATCACATCTACCTTTAAACTCTTCCGAATAGCATTCGGCGTTTTTCTTTACCTCTCCTTCTCCCACAGTCCTTTCATCAGAATCCAAGCATCTCACGTGACTTCCTAAGGGAATCTTTTCTCCCTCGTAAACCACATGATAGTTATAAACCCAACGCTCACCATTAACCGACACTTCCTTCTGCTGTGAATTGTCGTGGCAGAAGCATTCAGCTACATCCTGCCAAGATTCTCCACCGGTTCCTGTAATTAAACGCCCATACTCGTCATTCTCTTCCGGAGTAATAACTTGTATTTGCAACTTATGTGGAGTTTCTTCTAGCATATTACCAAATATTAGATGCGTCTTTAATGATACTTATTCCAACCAAAGCTGCCGTATCGTCATTAGGAGTTATGCCATACATCTTAAACATATATTTTGCATAGTTCAACAGTGTATCAGCCCCCCAAGACTTAGAGAATCCATTCTCTGAGACAGAAGTAGGATGAGTAAGGATTTTATCCATAAACTTATCCACCGAACCGGATATCTTCACTTTTGTACTAATGTCCACATCGGAGCTCGGATCAATTCCCAGCCCCAACGCGAACTTTTCTACTCCAGCATCTGATATGTCACCAAGCGGAGAAAAACATTGCTTTATGTAGTCACCTGCTGTCACGATTCAACAGTCAATGAGTAGATACCGTTAATTTCAGTGATGACCGGCAAAGACAATGACTGAGCTTTAGTAAACTCAACACCGTTTGAATTGTCAGTCTCACCCTTACCCCATTGAGATACCCGGATTCTTCCGTAGTTTGAGTAAGTAACACCACGCTCTTGCCTCAATTCATTATCTGCATAAGCATTCTTGATAACTCCAAGTTTACCGGCAGGAATAAAGACAAGGTTTTTATCATTCCAAGGTTGATAATCCGTCAACTTACCGTTATTTTGGATTCGAGTAGTACGTCTGATAATTTCAAATGCCGGAAATCCATTTTGACGCATGAATTCATTCAATCCGCCAAGCAGCAGAGGAGTACCCATCTTGTCTGTACCGTAAATCACCTGCTTCATCTTCTTGTTACGAAGGATGAAAGATAGTCTCTTTTGGGAGATTAGAATCTTGTCAAATGTAACCTTATCCTGAGCAGCGTCCAAAATCTCCTGCAAGTCTTCAAAACAGTCTACTGTACTTTCGTTCCCCTGCACCCAATCAACCGTAGTCTTTGCAATGTTTTCAGACGGCATCTTATAGTCAATAACGCCTCTTACACCACCTTCAGGATTGTTGTTTGCATCAAAAGTGAATACTCCCTTGTTTGAAAGAGCACCCAAGAAGATAATATCCAGTTTGGACTGTACAGAATTTACCACCTTTGTGACATTGTTCCACATAAGATTGATTAATTGCTGAGTCTTCTGATCATCCGTCAGCATACGAGAATCTAGAACCTGAAGAACCTTGCGATAATCCTCAATAGGCATAGAATAACTCATTTGATGAGCAAGAACCTTCTCCTTCAACGTTTTAAAGCCCTCGGTTCCCATAATAGGCTCTTTACCTTTAGAGTCCAAGGTCGCAGCTGCAACGCTTAGGTTATACTGTCCGATTATTTCTTCGAAGTTCAAACCAACAGTAGGGGTGTCCCAATCCAAATATCGTTCATAGATATTCTGGTCAAACAAACGCTTTCTCAATTGAGAAGCGGCATCAATACGAATCTGTACCTGTTTGGTCAGTTCGCCAAAAATAGAGCTGTAAAATAATCCCGGCATAGCTTATTGTCTTACATATTTAATACTTGGATTATTCTTCATGCACCATCCGCCCAAAAGCCAATCTTCTGGCATCGGATAAGCTACTTCTTTCAGAATAATCACATCATAACCTGCAGAAACAGTCTGAAAATCCATATTGGTTTTATACTCCTTGTCTGTTTCTACCACCGCATTTGGCACATCTGTCCCAACGACAGCAAAGGCATTAGCCGTAGCTCCAGTCAATGCGGCAGCTAGCGTAACGACATCGTAATCAGCATTCGATCTATCAATGCTATTAATAGCCTGTTCGTTTTCACCAATCTTCAGCTTATCGCCGACCTGTACCAAACTTCCTTTTACAATTCGCGGAGCAGAAGTTGTTCCTCCAGATACGATCTTAACAGCCTTACATACTGTGCACTCCATATTTGCAAAATCCAACGCAATTGGAGTACCTTTTCTGATCAAAGTACCTTCTGGAAATGTCTGCTTGATTTTGAAATCCCCAGGGATAACTTTACACTCACCTCTCCAAAATACGGGGAATCCGCCTTTAATCTGTCCTTTTTCAAATTCAATAGCCATAGTATTTGTTTTTAATTAGCGTCTGGCAATCCTTCCGCCCACTGTTTAGCCATTTCTTTGCCTTTTTCAGCTGGAGTGGATAAAGGGAATGCCGAATCTTTTGTTTCAAGCCCTGCGGTAACAATATTCTGTTTGATGCCTGAAAGATAGGTCGTAATTGCCGTTTCATCCATTTCGTCAGAAATAGCAAAACCTTCTTTCATTCGCCATTCAGGGATACCCAGTTCTTTTGCTTTTGAAGAGATTAGACTGTTTCTCTCAGCACGTGACTTTTCAGCCTTAAATGCGTCATTCTCGTTTTTTAACGTGGAATAACGCTGTTCCTGTTCAGCCTTGTACTTTTTGAACCACTCCGGCTCCTCGTTTTCTGGTTGCTGTTTGTTCTGCTCGCCCCCACCTGCAGCCTCTTTCTCCTTTGCTTTATTGACAGCATCAGTTACCCGTCTATCAATACCGCTCTGAAGAGAGGTTAAAAACGTTTTTTGCCCCTGTACAACAGTTGCCAAGTTATCTTCAGTTACTAGGCCTAATGCAGATAAAGCGTCAGCCTGTCCCTGCAAAATTTCATCGCTTAACCCTAGATTTGAGTACGCTAGTTTTAAAGCTTGGAAAATTTTTTCTTTCATGATTAGTTCTTTTATGCAAATCTTTTTAAATCAGCATAAAAATACAATGCGGTGAGTCTATATGAAAATTATCAGATTGCGAATGAACCACAATTCGCCAATTGTGGGAAATTTGCTATTTCTTTCCCAGTAAATACGAAAGAATAAGGAAGTTTGAGGTAATTATGGATGGAAATAAGAGAAACGGGCAAAAAGAAAGGCGGATGTTAGTCCGCCTCTATATCGTTATTTATTATTTTTTGGGATAATTCCTTACCAACATCTATTAAATTTAAAGTTGGAAGAACAATACTACCCGCCCCTGATAATGATGTGAGCATACAAATATATGCCCTAATATAAGGAAATATTAATGCGGGGGCATTAATAGTAAAGAAAGCTCCAAGTTTGTTTATATCCAAGTTCTCCTTAAAAGTAAAAAAGCCCTCCGTCGTTAAATTAACAGAAAAATCCCCATTCTTATCTGTTACAGAGACTTGAAGAGTCAGCACAAACTTCTCCTTATACTTCTCCCCACTAGGAATAATAGATATCCCTAGCTCCATACCATCGTTAACCTCCTTACGTATATCTATAGATGAGTGTTTTATTAAATACCCATCAAATCTAAATTCTGATTTATTTACTTCTTCCATAACTATGCTGCTAATGCGTAATTAATTTCACATGCCTTTTGTTCTATAAGCCAAGAATCAAAATCAAAATCAAAAATAGTATTGTTTTTCTTATATTCTATAGGAGAGTCATATCCTATCTCAAATAATACATATTCAACCTTGCATATATCCTCTTCAGACACAAAGATAATATCACATTCTTTATATTTATCTTCAAAACTATAACTGAAATCTAATTCCATTTTGGCATAAATCTCATTGTTCTTGAATTCAGATAATGGATATACTTCTACAATATAAGTATGTTCAGAAGAACCATGCCCACATTTAAATTTTAAATCCGGGAACCTCTTATTGACTTCAATAAGAAACTCTTTAATCTCATTTATCCTTTCTTGCATATTATATTGATTTTAAATATTGTCTTATTGTTTTTGCCATATATATACATTTTTCACTCTCTTCGGGTGTTATTCGAACTGACTTATAGTCTGATCTTTCCCTAAACTCCTTTAGCTGACCAATATATCTTTTGTATTCTCTTTCATCATTATAACTCTCAAATTTAATATACCTCCTCGTGGATTCTATTAAATATTTATGTGAGTGTCCATTATAATCCCGGCTCGTTATACTTGCTTGATCGTCTAATTTGATTCCTTTTATTATCAACTTGTGCGACATAAACTGTAAACAAGAATAATAAGCAGGATGACATACAGAGTCATACAGGCTATTTTTATATAACAAACTTGAAGAATCAAGGTTCAAATCAGATTTGTCCTGAAGTTCATTATGATAATCATTATCTGGCATATATTGATAATTTCTTATGAATGAAGGTGTGTCATTTCGTTTAAATAGGATATTTTTCTTTTTCTTAATTCATTCATAAGCATGAGAAGCGATTTGGCAGGATCTTCTATCGCAAAAATGTCTTGTGTATAATTTAAACTTTTCATATTTATTCCTTTCATCGAAGTTAAATCATTTAATGATAATAACTTCTCAATAAACTTTTATGCGTACAGAGGCTATTTCGTTGATCTTTCTTGACTGCACAAATATACAACAACAACACCAAACAACAGCACTTGTTTGATCACTAGCACCATTATTTTAAGTAATATTTAGATTATTAACAGTTACAGCACCTACATCTTCACTATCAAGAGCACCAGTTTTATCACTTAGATCAATATGATTACGAGCAATTATAATAACACAAATAAAAACCGCCCATCTTTAGACGGGCGGGAATAAGTTAAGAAGCTAATCTTTTGTATATCCATTTTCATCAAATTCAAAAGGCAATTCCATTTGTCCGATCTGCCTCATTTTCATCTTCTTAAAGTTGTCGCAGAATTGTTTCATGTTATCAGATACTTGAAATAAGGTAATTACCTTGTTTATCTGCTTTTCAAGGTTAGGCTCCCCAATGTCAAGGGTCAGCAGCTGATGGTATCGGCTGGTCCTGTTTCCTGATTCACTTTTGGGAGTTTTCTTCTTCAGTTCATCAAGAACACCGTTGGGTAGTTCTTCATAAATAAACATATTAGTCCATTTACCTATAATACCTGGTCTTTTCTTTATGCCATTTACTGTAAAATCCCAACCGTTCAGCCTAAATAGTTCTTTATAAAACACATCAGGAAAACGCTTCTGCCACGGAAGAAGCTCTTCTGAAATGTACGCCTTCAGAATCTTTTGGAGTTCATCCTTTTCTCGATCATATTGATAGCCTGTAGCTTCATCGACGAGTGCAATGATTCCTACTCTTGCTAGTGCCCTTATAATAATGTCAGATTGTGCGATAACAGCTTTTTGTCTACTACCTAATTCTATATTGTTTGTTACCGCATAATCTCTCACTTTAAGCATAATTTCGCATATTTCAGGTAGCACCGACGCTTCATATCCAGCAATTCTTTGAGCACCTCTATAACATAAAATAGGAGATATTTTCGCCGATAGATTTTCGTTTGATATACAAGAACTTACATGCTTAGAACTTAGTATTTCAGCTAATCTTCCCGACGACCTTTCTTTTTCATCATTTACGATTGCCAGAGCCTTTTGCATTCCAGATGTAGAAAGTATTCTACGCCCATCTTGTAAAACATAACAAGATATTTTTAATCCATTTAAATTTAACTCTCCGTCGTATTTTATTATATTCTTTTCTACCATGATATTTTATTTAAAGTTTTTCCATGCTGTCCGTGTTTTTGCCACAATGGATGGAAAGTTCGGATTGATGGTTTGATGTTTCCATGATTATATTGTGTTATTTAAATGGTTAGGATTGCGGATTGACTAACTCCCCTGTGGCTTTATTTAAGACCAGATGGTATTTCTTCTTCTCCCCTGCCCTAGTGGTGGCATCAATGTCTACTACTACATTATTGCCATCTAGGGAGTATGTGGATTTATTTACTCTTATCTCTTCATCGGTGATGGGTACTTGCCAAATTAGATATTTGTTATATGAGTATTCTGATATATCAACACACATAATTATATTATCAGTAGTATATACCATATTATTCATAGATAAAGAGATATAGTTTGCTCTTTCTATGTTCTCAATCCAATCTCTAGTTCCCCCATTATTTCCATATATAACATTTAAATCTGCATCCATCACAGCTATAAAATATCCACTAGTTCTTACTGTTGAATAAACCACAATATATTCTCCATACCATTCAGCTATTTTTTCGGGATAGAAATGTCCATGATGAGGATCATCTTTGTCAAAATACTCTTTTTTAACCAACTTCCCATCTTTGATTTTCAGCATAAATTTATGTGGATGAGCAACTAATTCTGAACTATATAAACCTCCCAATATATAGAAACAGTCATCCTTTTGCAAGGCACTTTGAAGGAAACACCCTTTGACTATGTACTCTCTCTTATCTCCAAACCCAAGATCATGGGTATAATTTTCGGCTTTGTCCTTGATGGTAAACACCTTGTTGCCTGATTCGTCAATAGCCTCTATATAGTAATCTCCTTCAAAGATATAGGCTTGTAGTTTTAAATCACCTACTGCAATAGCACTATCTATTTTGTATTTTGGAGGCTCCGGCTCATTTATGGTGTCTTCACTAGAGCTACAGGCTGCCAATAGCAATATTGCTACTAAAGGGAATAGAATTTTATTCATGATTGTGTGTGTTAGTTTTATTGTGCACCTTTTAATTCTTCAATCTTAGATTGCGCATTCTTAAACGCAGATATTAATGCTTCCGCATTCTTGACAAAAACTGTACTTGATCCATATCTTTCAAGCTTTATATACCAAGAAGCTTTTCCTTTAGACACATAATAACCTATTTGAAATCCATCTTCAGTTATAAATTTATTTTCCAAATAATCAGGATTGCTTTGAATATCAGAATTCACTTCACTTACGAGTTTTTCAAGTGCCTTGTTTACTTCAACTAAATCAGAATATTCAATCATGGCTACATGAGCAATACTTTTTGAGGTCTCCCCTTGTTCAATCCGGTAAAAATAAGCATTTTCTTGACTATTTAGAATAGTTCTTACTCCAGTTTCAATACTTCCCATAAAGAATAATGGAATATTGGGCATTTTCACATCAACAAACTTCATGATAGAACCTGTTTTTGATGTAAACTCCTCAAATTTAGTCAATTTCTTTGATTCTTCTTTGTTTTGCGAATAACAAAATACAGACATTATTACTGCCAAAATAAATAATATTTTTCTCATAATTTGTGTGTTTATATGTTCGTGGGCAAAATAACGGACAACTGCTCACAAATGCAAATAAATCGTCATATATCTTCATACATCACGCAAAAAAGTTGTTTTTTCTTGCTTTTTTCAAAAATAGTTTGTATGTTTGCGGCGTTCAACATATTTAAATCGACTGTGCAGGCGGAGCTTGCATTCTTATGCAGGCATTTTTTATGCTTGTATTTAAAATATTGAGGTATATTGTACCCCCGTGTGGAACTGTAATGGAACCACAGCATAGTCGATATGTGTTGAACAGCGGGAAAGGCAATATACCTTTTTTATTTATTGTTATGTTCAACAATATCGACAATCATCATCAAACAAATAATAGTAGTTTGATGGCGACGTTAATCCACGATACGGATAGAATGAGTTCGCTTGAAATAGCCGAACTTACAGGAAAATTGCATAAGAATGTTTTAGCAGACATTCGTAATCTATTATCTCAAGGTGTTACTAAGCTGAATTTTCAGCCGAGCACTTATAAAGACCCTACAGGTAGAAAACTCCCCTGCTTCGAACTCACCAAGAAAGGCTGTTTGATTCTAGCATCCGGCTATGACGCAGTACTCCGTGAGAAGATTATTGATCGCTGGGAACAGCTCGAACTAGAGAAGCGCAAACCTCAAACTCCCCAAACCTACCTCGAAGCCCTGAAAGCCCTCGTATCATCGGAAGAGGAAAAGCAACGGCTGGCGCAGGAGAAGAAACAGCTGGAAGAGAAGAACGCCAAACTCCAACCAAAGGCTGACTTTGCTGACGCAGCCTTCGCCACCGACGACAAGGTAGATATAGGAATGTCCGCCAAGATCCTGAAACTCGGATTCGGGCGCAATACGCTGTTCGAGAAGCTAAGGAAAGCGGGCGTATTCTTCGCCAACCGCAACGAGCCCAAACAGCGGTTCATTGATGCCGGCTACTTCGAGATGAAAGAGAAGTTCATCGAGCGCACCAACCATCCGGGCTTTGTCGTCACTAAGGTTCTTGTCACCCAGAAGGGATTGGCTTATTTGAACCACCTGTTTGGCGGAAAACCTTCTGACGGGAAGCTGGCTAGGATAGTATAACCATCCCCTTTTCTCAATTCATATCGCGGTCCGTTTGAATGCCGGACAGCCAAAACTATATCAAAATACACGAAAAATAGAAAGTTATGAACGCACAACATTATACCCCAAACGAGATAAAAGACGCCTTATACGTAGCAATAAGGCAAAACGAAGAGATAAGCAGGATCGGCAGGGAAACTGCCATGAAAAGCCTAAGAGTAGCCCAAATGAGGGAGGAAGGTTCGAAGAGACTGGCTTCTGCCCTAGACAGATTTGAAGCCATATGCTGCGAATTGGGCGATATTCCACAGCAGGCAATGATGAAAGTAGTGAGATGCTCCGAAAAAACCAAACGTCCGAAATTCGACCTAAGAACGCTCAACGGGCATCTTGTAAGATAAGATAAGTCAGGGGACTTCGGTCCGACACTGAAGTTGACGCCAATCAGCGGGAAAGGGTAGCTTAGGGCTGCCCTTTCTTTATGTACGGATTCAGAGAATATACTTTTTATGCTCAATCAGCGCATTTGCAACGGTACGGGAAGCCCTCCTGCTGGTTATCTCACAATCCGCATTTCCCTGAATATCTTTTCTTTCTATTTCGTCAGAAGCAAGGGCTTCAATCAAACCAACTGCCGCAAGCTCAACTTTGCTCATGTTGTCACGTATGCTTTGATTTTTGGAAAGACCTTTCTTTGCCCGGATCACATTAGTAGTTCCTCCGTAGAGAGGCTCATATATGGCATTAGTGCAATTACGAAATCCATCACCCGATACACCATGAGCTGCCAATGTCCTTGTGAACATATTCCTAGTTCCGATAGATTTCAGACGTTCAGCGGTCCAATCTGCAGACTTTCCTCTTTTCTCGTATGCTTTTATGTAGCGTTGGCCAATTAGGTCCGGATTCTTTTCTTCTTCGATACGCTGGAAGAAAACTTCGTTCACTATTACCGCTAAATCCGCATCAAGATACTTTGCATATTCCAAAGCAACCTGCCTAATGCCATAAGTACCACCTCCTTTTCCACGTTTTGATTTTATAATGCCATTTTGGGCGGCATTTAGAAATCTGCATGCAGACACTATAAAGTCAGAACCTTGTTGAGTATTCTTCCAATCATTAGGTCTTTTAGCATCAGGACTTCCAGCGATTACCCATAAATCGTTAAGAGAATAAAAATCACCATCTCTACCAATATTCTCTAAAATATTAGCGTCATACTTTTTAATTTCTGCTTTCTTTTTCATAGATTTGCATTATTAAATAGTTAATACTATCCCCATTAGCGGCTCGGACACTTCCGCTTCTGGGGATTTTAATTTGTCCGACTTTGTAGCAAGCGAGGATTCGAACCTCTAAACGCCCTATCGACTTGCTCAACCTTGTTTTGTTCTATTTTACCTCTTATTCTTGTATAACACCCGTAATTTTTCTGACTAAGTAGTCTCGTTTTTGGTCTGTTTGTCTGATTTAGAAGATGTATTCCCATTTGACGACACCTGCTTTTCACTTTTTATAAGCTCTATCTCTTCCTGTGGAGCATCCGTCAAAGCAAGCATAGTAACAGCCAGATCAAGAGAAATAATTCCATCCGAATATAGCTTACCGATAGCTTCCCATTGCTTCTCCTTATCTTCATTGAATGGTTCCGCAAATTCGTGAGTAATCTTCAGCCTGGATAACTGGTTTCTCAGATGGATATGGGTAACATTCATCATAATAGCCAGAATAAGGTTCTTTTCCCGGTCCACAAGTATATCGTAAGTCTCTTTTAGATTGTCCCTTTTAATGTACCCTAGCGTCATAGCACGCTTTAAAGCCTCTCCAGATAGTGTTCCCATACCTTTCATGTTTTCGAATGAGAAATCGGGCGTAAATGAGTCGAATAGAATAGAGTTATTCAAGTCTTTTTTTTCACTATCTTTCATTGAAGAGTATTCAGGAGGAGCTAGATAGTCAATAGCACTGTTCTTGTCTTGCATTTGGATTACTTCCCCAACCATGCTTGGATCTGATAAAGACTGGAGAACATCTGCCGTTGCTTTTACTTTCGGGTCTGCAAAATAATTATTAGTATCAGCGGCTTTGGAATCAATATGTTCCTCCCTGTCACATCTAGGCTGTGTCCCGTACCAAGCCTTATCCTGTTTATAGTAAATTACGTTGATTTTACCAGATGGATTAACCAACGGCTCAACTTCCCACCCAATATTTGCTCTTTTGCATCGGAATATGTAGGATGGCGTTTCTATATCAAAATGCTCAACTGTTCTATTGCCCTCCTTCAAATTGTACCCATATCCAAATGCAATCATATTTTCGTATTGATCGAAAAGCGGACGGAGAGTATATCCCTTAGATTTGGATATGACCAAAACCTTTACTCCCGGCCTTCCGTTATCATTAAATATATGATATACTTTTGCACTTTCAGTTTCTGCGCCGGCCAGCCTTTTTGCTTGTCTCATTGTTGTATGAAACCTAGTATTCTGAAGAAACTCGTTATATGCCTCAAACGCTTCATCTGTACCTTCCACATCGTTCTTCCATTTTATAGGATTACCCAACAAGAAGAATAACTCTACTTCATTGATATACCTTTGTCTTGTCCGAGGTAGCTTTTCTGTTCTATAAGGTTCTTTGCCTTTACGCGGCTTATCTGGGCGACTGTTGACCTTATGAAACTCCGGATTATACTCGGCAATAGCCTCATTTACATCAATATCTCTATCTTGAAGCAGCGAGATAACCTGGCTTATATCCCTGTCTTGGATAAGCCTCATTAAATCCCGTTCAACTCCTAAAGAATTAAGCGTTTTGTTACGCAACAAATTGAATATAGCCTCAATATAATTCATATCTTTTATTTTAATATAGTCCTAAATCGTCTTTATTGTATTGTTTTGGTTTTAATATTCTTCCTAATACTTCCCCCAATACCCAATATCTTGCAGCATCAAGTGCGTGATTATATTTATCAATTGGTTTATTTATATAATTACCATCCTTATCCTTATCCCATGTATATTTCCTTAACTCATATAAAAGATTATATGACCTTCTAGTTACTTTCAAGTTTAATTCTAACATTTTATCTATGCCTGCTAGAATTGAACTTTTAGAGTTTATATTTGACTTATCTACCGGATAAATAAGAATGCCTGAGTTTGATATTTCTTGTATTAATCTTGGGTCTGCACTTTCCGATATTACTTTTAGCCTAAATGGCTTAAGAGAATCCGAAATGTCCCCAGATAGCATCCGGGTCCTGTAAAACAATTCATCAAGATATAGGTCATTATCAATAAGCGCACATTCAATAGCCGCAGAAGGATCGTTTGAATATCCAAAATCTAATCCAACACCTCTCTTCTTAGCATAATCGGGTATAGAATCTACAATCTCAAATCGTTTAAATATTGCACCTTCCGCAACATCAGACCATCTTCCAATAGCTACATGGGCATATTTCTCCGGCTCTTCTTCTTTCATACGTTCCATCTCTTGAATAAACTGAGGAGAAAGGTTCTCTATGTTATCTAAATAAGTAGTATGAATATGAAGAACATTAGGATGAGTGGAAATCTGAACTTGTACACCGTCGATCTCTATCAATTTGTGCGTTTTTTCAATGTATTTCTTATAAATAAAGTGATTCGAATCTGTCGGGTTCATAATAATAATCACTCTATTTTGAATCCCTTTTTGCCTTATTGAGAGAACTAATTTATCAAAGTCCTCTTCTGAATTCCATTCCTCTGCTTCGTCACACACAAAAGTAGTAAGCCCCTGTATGGATTTTAACTTTGCCGTTTGATTTCCTGAAGATGTTCTGATACCCCTAAACATAATTACACTATCTGAAAAGGTATTGATAATGTCTTTTTTAGTTATATCAAAGAAATCATTAGTTCCCTCTAAATCTATCTTTTCTTGAAATTCAGGAATGACCGATATATCTGCTGAAGTCATTGTGTATCGGCTGTACAGCATCTTATGTCCAGATTCGAATGAAAGCCTTTCTATAAACGTACCAACATTAAAACTTTTAGCACTTCCACGACCACCGGTTATGAGAGTTATTAATTTATCCGTGTTATTATACAACGGATTATATACTTCTTGAGTTTTAATGTTAAACACTATCATTTCTTTTTTGATCTAGCTTTTATCCACTCTTGAACAGGGATACTTCCTTTTACATTCAATGTACTTTCTTGTTTTTCAGCAAGACCTAATTTGCGAGCTATTATATTAGCATTAAAAGCTCCTACAGTAGCCCCTTCCAACTGCTGAGTTTCTATTACAGATTCTATACGTGCAATGACCGACAAAAAATCTTCATGATTAGCTTTCTTAAATTCCCTCCAGAAAGTTTCACTTGCATCACAATATAACATTAGACCACTAAGTGTATATGGCCGCTGTGTAGGCGATTCCTCCTTTTCCTTTGTCTTTCCTTTTGTTTTATTCTTAACAACTCTCCAAGGGTTCTTATCGCACCACTCAAAATATTCACAAGCAGCCTCCCATAACAAATCAGGGGTGGCAAATAACATGTCACGCCCATGCTTGCTTCTTAACTTCCAAAATTGATTTCCTTTTGGTGCTGCCATCTCTATTTATTAAAAATTAAACCCTCATCTCTTAGATGAGATACAATTTCACTGTAAATATACTCTATATCCTTCCGAAAGCCCTTATAATTGTTGTAGAGAACAACCACAGTTTCGATATTGTGGGAAATAAATGTCTTATCGCTGATATTTACCGATTCTGCAATCTTATCCCGAAGCCCCCTAGGCATTCTCCCCCCTGCTAGAACACTAGGAGCATACAGGAATAAAATGATGAATATGAACTTTTTTCTGTTATGAACACTGTCTTTGTATCCCGGACAATCCCTTAAGTTGTTTATTTCACAAAACCACTTATATATGGATGGGATATAGTCCAGATCAGACACGATAGGAGCAGATAATTCAGATTCTCTTTCCGACAATCTTGATTTCTGCTCTCTTATTGATTTTAATTCTGAAATTTCTGAAAACATAGCACATTTATTTAAAGTTAATAGTATATTTGTACTATGAATTGAGGAAAGAGGACTTATCTGGTGGTTCGGGTGGTCCTCTTTTTATTTTGTCTTTCTTCCCCATACACATGCATTGTACAGTGCATAGGCATACATCTTAAGTTCCCTGCTGTTGCTTATATATTCCACATTCATTGCTGCTTTAAAGCAATCAGCTAGAAGGTTGTTGTCTATTTCTTGTTTCATGATTCCTCCTTCCTATTATTGCTTTCGTTTTTACTTTGATTATTTCTCTCCTTCTTCAAGTCTTTCCAAGCAGTCACTATTGACCAGAATAGGTTTAACGCCGTTACCACTACAAGAATTCCTGTCAACCATTCTATTCCCAGATGGTAAGATATCAAACAAGATATAAATGACAGCCAAAATGTTATCTCTTCAAATTGATAGTCTTTCATTTTATCGCCCCCTACCATCTTCTAAATAATAACTCATTTCCTTATACTCTTCATAGGTTATTTCCTTCCAAAAAGTAATTATACATCGTTCTTTATAGTTTTTCAGAAGTAACTTATGTGTTTCTGCCAGACTGAAACATCCGTTATTTTCACAACGAATTCCAGATCCAAATCTACCCTTGCAACGAAAGGCATAATAGTAGTACTTTTCCATTTTATTCCTCCTTGATTAATTCCGGGTGATCGTATATGTTGCCTACAATCTCTTCCGTTACATTGTAGTCACAGAATGGGAGTATTTTGCCATCCACTTCTCCGACATATCCAAAGCATCCGTCTTTTATGCCTACTTTATTGTATATATTTTCATATCCATCGTTGCCCACCAACAAGATATCACCTTCGTAGATTTCTTTACCGTTCTTGTCTAACAAGCCGGTGAACTGGCCTATGGTTTTAAGACAAACCTCATACATACCGATGCTTTTCCCTATTTCGATATCATTTAAGGATGGAATGACAGCATAACTGTCCTTTTCAATCTTAATGAGAGAGCCGTACAGCCATTCTTCATCGTATATGCTTTTGCCTCTGAATTTTATTATACGATCCATGTTTATTTCTCCTTCTCTAATTGACTTACGATCTTAAAATAATCCTCATTGCTCAAAACTTTTTCTGCGGCATCAAGTACAGTGTTATATCCGTTACAATAGGCTAAATCAACAATATCGCTTATTATCCTATCGTTAAAATATTCTTCCTGCAATTTTACAAGATTCTCCTTGCAACATTTCTTGTTGGCGTCTCTGTTCATGATTATTCTTCCTTCAATAGTTTTAACGCTTTCTGTATTCCAGCTTCCAATGCCTCTTCATAAGTATCCCATTGACCACCATCGTTAGGACCGTCGAATATACCGGCAACTATAAAAGTTCCATTATCAGCCTTGCATATATCATAACCATAACCACAAGCATTTCTAATGATGGCTATATGCATATTCTTGGTTTCGCGCAGCCACTTTTGAGCAAAAGACTGAGTAGGAAAATGATAATAACAAAATCCTTGCTCTGTCAGCGATTTAAGAGTATCCAATGATACAAATTTTTCGTCCATAATTATCACTCCTTACTTTCCAAATATTCTATTAAACTTTTCTTGTCTCTAAAAAGTATTTTATCCCAAAGTGGATAATTGTTTCTTGGTACACTTAAACCGTCAGAGAGCTTGTATACCATCAAAAAACTACGATCTGTATAGGATATTTCAATAGTTATTTTGCTTACAGTGGAATAACAGATATTGTCTCCACTTAGATAGCAAACATTATCGCCTACATTAAACTCTGTATCTATTTTCATAATTATTCTTCTTTTCCTAATATTTGCTGAAATGGATCAAAACTCTCATTTACTCGTTGTATGCCATCTATAGAATCTTTCATATTTGTACACTGTAAACTGCTCAAAGCGTTTGCAATTCTAAATATAGGATTTCCCATACGAATATCAGTAAGAGTATCAATCAACTCTTCTTTACTTAGTTGTTTCAACTGCTCCTTGATTATATTCCGCATTTCTTCTTCAGTCATTGCTATTTTCCTTTCTTTAGTTCTTCACAATGTAACTTATAAGCATAGGCAAACATCTTCAAAGTAACAGACTCAAAGTGAAAGTCTGCCTGTTTGCCTTCTACTTTTCTTGTTTTGAGCCTTTTCAGGCTACGTTAATATTCATTTTCTCTTTCATATAGGATAGGATGTGCGCAATCACATCGACCGTCCAACCATCACCAATACATCCCGCTGCACTATCTCTATCCAATACACTTGTATATCCATCCGGAAGAGTTTGGCAGCGTTCAAGCTCTATCTGATTGAGATAGCGGCACGACTCCTTTACATCTTTTTCGTCAAACACAAGCGTTGTAAATCCCTGATCGAAATATCTGTAAAGCATTCTACTAACAGTCTTAACGGTCTACTGTCACTTTCAAGTAAACATCTCGCTTTCTTCCTGTCAGCATAGCCATGCGTCAGAATTGACTGCAAATAGATTTTCCGATCCTTGGGAAGTGGTATGGCTGAATATTTCATACCAAACATATCTGTCTGTTTAGGACCGATGTTAGTCCAATAGTATCTATTCCTTAATTGAGCAGAAACTAGTTCAGAGTTAATATTTATTGCACAAACTCCAAGTTGATTCGATATAGTAGCATAGTCCGCTGCGGGCATTTCTACGTTTTCCAAAAGAAAAAATGGAGCTTTGGTTTCGTTTAATCCTCTCATATATTCCCAAAATAAGGAGCTTTTATTACCTTGCAGTCCTTTTCTATCTCGATTGGCTTGACTCATATCTTGACATGGGGAGCCGCCAATAAATAAATCTATCTTTCCTAGTTTCTTAAAATCGACATTGCGGACATCACCAAGTTGAATTGTATCGGGATAATTAGCTTGTGTTACTTTGATAGCATCTGCCTTGATCTCACAGGCGAAATACTCATCAACTTTTATTCCTGCTCGCTCAAGCGCAACACGACCACAGCTTATTCCATCGAAAACACTTACCACTCTCATTTTTGTTCCTTTTTATTCTTGTATTACGCTATTAATATTTTTCTTTTCTCTATACGAACTTTATCAGGGTCTTTGTCAGGAGCAAACCATACAAGATACCATTCGCCATTTGCAAATCCTTTCCACATTTTACCTTCATATACTCCTGTTGGTATTGAAGTGGAATATTCTGCTAAACCTTTAAAAGTCTGTTCGCTCATAAGAGCATGAGTATCATCCAATTCAATAAACCTCCTGTGAGGCTGTCTCCAACTCCGACCTAATGGGTCAGTGATTGGAGGTATTATCTGTTCTCCGTTCATATCTAAATTGTTATTCGTTAAACCTCTATCTCAAACTGCTCACTTTTTGCCGATGGCATACATTCAAGAAGGGAAGAACCTACTGAAACGTAATAGATACCATCTTTTTCAAGCGGGAGCCAATGGAAATAGCGCCCTGTTTCTTCATGCATTACCGGAATCCCAAATTTATTAAGAGGTCTACCATCTATGCCTCGAAACTTTCTACACCATTTATCAATAAATTCACGACCTTCCTTCTTTCGTTTATTGATTTTCCAACACGGATGCTTCTTATCATCATTATTCGGAATCAGTTTTTCAGGAACAAACTCTTTATCATCAAATCCAATAAGAGTATAAAGCCACTCAGCGGTTATTCCAAATACCCATCCATATCCGAGGCTATCCGGTCTTGAACCACAATATTCTTGAATCATATCTTTAGCTTCGTTTTGTTCACGCAGAAGCCGTTCATTCATTTGTTTCAGCAGCTTCTCAAGTGCTGAACCTTGTTTTGCTATTATCTTCATATTTATTCTTGTTATGAATTAGTGTAAACACCTTCATCACAATTCTCAATGCGTGACTGACATTCACTTACTACCTCTTTTAAAATCTCCGCACACTCTTTATTTGAGTAGTTTTGCAGCAATTCATCGATATGCTGCATTATATCATTTACTTCCATACGCTTTCTTTGCCATTTTATTGATTAACTTTATTGTCTTATCACTCAATTTGCCATTAGCCGTTGTAACGTGCTGAATGGACTTATGCAATTGGATTCTATTCATATCTTTCTTGTTATGAGCCTTTTCAGACTACATCATTAATACTAATTTCTCCTTTCAAAACTCGCTCTACCTGTCTGTCGATTATCTCTTGAAATTCAATTTGGCAGATAAGAGAACAATCCGGTATAATCTCTTCCACTGGGTCGCCCCGCCACGTTGGTAGTTCGTCAAGGAAGATGCGCCCGTCTTTATCCTTTAGACACGTTGCGCCTACATCACGTTCAATCTGTGCTATCTCATTGAATACATTCGGGAAATCCTTCCGTATCTTGTTCCAGTATCCCATACCACCTTTCACGCAACCGATGCAGTTGTTGTTATTGTAACCCATCTTGTACATAGCGGGGATTTCAATATCGGCTTTCAAAAGCATTCCCATTGCATCCGGCTTCGTTATCTGCTTTTCAATAAGCGGGAATAGTGGCTTTGTGTCCGGGTACTGCTGCTTTAATCGGATAGCCCGGTTAATCTCTTTCGGATCGTAATCGAATCCCCAAACTTGTCCATCCCAGTGTTTAAGTTCACGTTCCAGCTTATACCGAACTTCCTTCTTTAGTTGGAGCGTACAGGCTGCACCATGAGCCCCGTTAATATATCCCTTTCGCAAAACATCAGCAACACAAGTATATTTGTCGCTTCGTATGGTATGAATAGGCTGCCCGTACCATCTTTCGCAATCAGAAATAAAACGAGCATTGTCCGGATGGCAGGAGCCTGTTTCAATATAATAGAGATGCACATCTTCGTACAGGCTTAATGCTATTTTACAAGCGACTGCGGATGTTACACCGCAAGAAAACCACGCTATAATCATTTGATTCCTTTCTAAACAGTTATTAGTTAATTACTTTTGCCAACTTATTAAAAGCCTTCTCTTTATCAAACTTAATCCCATCTTTGAACTCTAATATCAACTGCCAAAGTTGTTTTTTGTAAACATCACCTGCTTTATAGTCAGTTTTATAATGGCATTCCTGCGGGGTAGTCATTTCCTTAAATGTATTCATCGCATTAAGATATGTAGCTCCCCATTCTGTGAGTTCTACACTAACGGTGTCATTCAAATCTATTTCTATTAACTTACAAATCTCTATTTTGTGAGTTTCTTCCTTTGCAACAAGAGCAGCATGTAAGCTCTCTATCTGACCTTTTAGAATATCGATTTCACTCATATTTTTGCAGTTTTGATCGTCTTCCCGATATCAGGAAAACGTTTTGGTTATTAAATAAAAAAAATAGCGATCTGATAGACCACTATGCGAGTATCATCGCCGGGATGATCCTTTCAGTTCGATGACGTTAAAAAGCTGGACCATCTTCCTCGTTGCTTATGTTGTAACTTAAAACAGGTACGCTTTCCAATTCATAAAAGCATGTAGTACAAGCATTAAAACCACAAATAAACTTAAGTAAGCCTATATTGCGCCCTTTAGCTATGTCTATCATTGCCGTTCCTCTTGTATCTACACTAGAAAAATCTCCCGGATATGATTTACCTTTTACTTCAGGGCGGTAGACTAACATAACAACATCTGCGGCTTCTGCTATCTGCCCGCTATCACGTAACCTTGCAAGAGATGGGACCGGATTCATATTATCCCTGTTCAATTGAGATAAAGCAATAATCCAAATATCAAGCTCTTTAGCAAGATTCTTCAGTCGTCGTGCTACATCTCCCATCTGCTGCTCTTTATTAGCTCCCTTCATGTTTACATTAAGAATCTGCAAGTAATCAACAATAGCACCGTCTATCCCGAATTTTAACTTCATATACCGAATAGATGAAAGGATTGTATCTATGTTAGAGGTACTACGGTCATCGAAATATATTCCCTTACCAGAAACTTTACCAATTCCTTTGTCTACAGATTGCAATTGTGACTCGGACAATCGGGAATACATGATCTCATTCGCTGGAACTCCACTTTCCATTGAAAGAATACGAGCCGTTATTTGCTCTTTTTTCATCTCCATCGAATACATGGCTATCTTTGTGCCTAAACATGCCGCATTCCGCATTATAGACACCGCTAGCGAAGTCTTTCCTTGTGACGTCTCTCCTGCAATGATGATCAAGTCTGATTTTTGCAATCCTCCCGACTTATTATCTATTTTATCAAATCCGGTAGGAGTGCCAGTTAGCGGCTTACTTCCAGATAAATTCTCATTTATCATGTGATATACATTTTCAAGACCTTCATTAATCGTAGATATTACACTACTACTTGATTTGAACAACGATGACAACTGATCAGATACAGTATTGGTCACATCCAATATATCCTCAGATTCAGTATATGAGTTTGAGACAAGATATTGCCCAATTTCATAAAACTTTCGCCTGATAGCTAGATCATGAAGTCGTGCTGCATATTGCTGTAAATCAAATGTCATATTGGACGCCAAAGTCATAAATGCAACCAATTCAAACTCTACGCCATTGGCTACAAGTTTATTCTTGACAGTAATCATATCCGGTCTGTCTCCGGTAGATGCTATTTGAATAATAGCCTTGTATATGTCTTGATGAAATGAATTATAAAAGCATTCATTACTTAGCAATTCTCTAACTTCCTCCAATGCGTCTCTTCTTGATATTATCGTACCGAGAACTAACTTTTCGGCATCTTCATCACGTAATTGTATGTTAACTTCCATATTCTTTCTTTGCCCATTTTAGAAATGTCAGATATACACTGGTATACTTTTTAGGAGCATCCTTGTAATTTTCCATACTTTGAAGTATATCTACTATCTGATCATATGAATACTTCTTTTTTAATTTGAGAAATTCCTCTTCGGTTATTTGTCTTTGAAGTTTAAGAACATTAGGTGTATGTTCTTTGAGCCATTCATTGAATCGTTCATAATCGGATTTAGGAGGTCTTTCTTTCTTATCTACGTTAGTAGATTCTTTATTATCATTATTATTATCATTTACATTATAATTCTTATTAGGTTTTTCTTTGGTTTCTTTTTGGTTATTGCTTGGTTTTTCTTTGGTTTCTTTCTTTAAAGGTCGACCACCTTTACAACCATTATCAAATCGTTTGTTATTCACATCAATTTGAGGTTTTATCAATGTGAAGATACTACGAGCAACCGGCTTTAGATTATCAGTTTCCTTACCATATAGGCTATACTCCATTATAGCCGTGTAAATCTCACCCTGAATATCTCTCGGCAAATCTTTGATTGCCTCGTAAAAACTTCTGTAGAAAATAAAACTATCTCTCATGCTGCCTTACCTCCCTTTTTGATATGTAATTTTATTAGGTAGTAAAGGTTAATTTCTCCACTTCTAGGGCATTTCGGAATGTGCTCTATCTCCTTAATTACTTCTTTAATTGATTTCATATTGTCATGATTAAATGTTAGACAATAGCGATATAGGCGGAAGTATTTCATTCCGCCATTTTTAGATTATTCTTCTATTTTCGTTAACTCGTTGTATAACACGTATATCGTCCCTACATCTGCTTTAAAAACTTCTAGATTGTCTTCGTCAACGCAAGAAGCGTAATTAAATAGAAGATTTACTAGCTCAGAAGCGATTTGTTTAGGAGTTCCTACTTCATTGAAGAACTTATTCAGCTCTGAAAGATCGTATTGCTTGTTGGGTATCATAGCAAACCTCCTTTCTTTGCTGAAAGAAAACACACGATAAACGGTACGACAAATAAGAAGGGATTAATGAAAGTGAGGACTAACATTAATAGTACGGATGTTGCTTTTACGTTAGCAACTAACGCAGACTTATGGTTACTATTATTCGCCTTAACTCTGATTTCATTGTTCGTTGGCATTTTCACGCTGAAATTTGAGTTATGTATATAAAGAAAGCCGTTAGACTTCCCATTCGCGCCAACGAACAAAACAGCAACCATTACGATTAGCAGTTCCGTGAGGGAAACTAACGGCTTATATCTTTCGGATATAACTTACATTAGGGTATAAAAAACACCGCTAATAGTAATGAGTATATGTCTGTTCGTTGGCATGAACACCGCAAAGATACACTCAAATTTCAAAATACCAAATGAAAATCTTATTTTTCTGCTAAGTAACCATTCACAACTTCTATAAATTCCTCCAAAGACCGGCAGACAACATACTTCGCTCCTATACTATCAAATTCCTTTTGATAGGCTTTTTGGTGGTCGCTTTGTCTTCCTGTCTTAGTCTTTAATTCAATTCCCATAAAAGGATAATACTTGTTAGGGATCAACAGAAGTAAGTCAGGGAAACCGGCACGTACTCCCATCTGTTTAAACTTTACAGCTTCGATAGCATTCCGTTTACCGCCATTAGGAGAATGATGCAACCTTAGACTATATTGAGGATATTGTAAATCGAACCAGCAAACACAAGCTCTTTGCAAATCATCCTCTTCATGTTTTGGCTTCTTGCGGATATTCTTACCGCAGTACTGGACTTTCATTTCTTCTAATGTCATATCAACCTTTCTCCTTACTCCTTTGGAGTTTCTTTCTAGTTTTACGAATCATATCTTCATCTCTCAAATTATATCCCCTAATGAGGATTTCTGACGTTTTCAAGCACCGGATTATCGTCTGGTATTCTTGCTTGGTGATTGTTATTTTCATGTGGTGGTAGCAGGATTCGAACCTGCAACGATGGGTTTAGCGACTGATCTGTCGAGAGCCTCCTCGGCGTCCTGTCCAGTACCATCTACCGCAATGTAGCGTCTACCAATTCCGCCATACCACCTTGTTCGCCCGCCAATCTTCACAGACAAGCAGGCTGGGGTAAAAAGGTTAACAAAGCTATCTCAATAGCTCACTCTTGCGGATTATAGCCCTACCAGTAACGATCGTGCTTTCCGTATTATGAGATAATGTACTTTGCTTAATTCCTATCTGATCTTCGGACAAATGGCGAAAGATACCCGTTACCGAGCCAAAGTAATAGTTCCGCTTTTCGAAGATCAGGTAGACATGGATTACTTTAGTTTTTCGCATTGTTTTTATTAAAAACTTCCAAATAACAGCTATTTGGAATTAAATGTAATTCTTGTTTTTTTGAATTTCTATCTCCATTAACTGCAAAAGTCGATCCTCGTCCGGACTGGGGAGATATATCCCAGCCTCCCCAGAACTCCAGTTTCTAAAACGAGTAATTGCATTGCTCATTTCTTCCGTATCCAATTCGGAAGAACTACGAAGAATTTTAATATTACCCAAATACTTATCAGAAACTTCCTTTATGAATATGTCTTTATTACATAATATCTTGAAATATTTCTGCTTTACATATTCTAAAGTATTTCCTGTCTCAGAAGCAAAGTACCCTAAAATTAAATGAAGGTATCTATTTTGTCTGTCAGTACGTATTGGTTTCTTTTCTGTTAATTCTACTATTTTTCCATTTTTAACAAGCAAAGCGGAACGAGATTTAAACTGTTCCGCTTGCAATGGATTAGAAAGATCATATAACATTTTTAGAATGGAAGATCATCCGCTGGTGAAACGCTGGGAGCCGAATCAATTTGTTCAGCAGTTGGAACATTAGGTTGTGGAATATATTCTTTAAAATCACCACAAAAGTAATTTACCCCGTCTTTTCGTTCTTCCTGTTTAGGAGAACAACTCATGACATGAGTATGACCATACGTAGATGGTCGTTTCCTTTCTAATATAGCTACATTGAGATATATTTTAGTACTACCATCCTTACATTCTACTTTTTTGAATAATTCTTTCGGGATATCCGAAAGACAAATACTACCTGTTAGAATCATTTCTTTTATTTTTTAAAGGTTATACTATATGATGTTGTACTTTGTTTAGCAGGAGGAAATAATTGAAATATATCTCCTGTATCCTCATCAATTTCTGTCTTAGATTTTGAGAGTGTCTTCAAATACTTTTCCCTTTCCTTACATTGTTCATCTATAATCTTTCTTTCCTCCACAAGACGTTCATAAACCGGATCGTTACAAACAGAAAAATCATATTTAACACCAGTTTCCTTTATTTGGATTACTGCACCTAAATAGCCGGGAGACTCACCTTTCCCATATTTCTCGCATTCTTGTATTACTGCATCTTTTATGCTTTCATCCTTTAGAAACGTATTTATTGTTTCAGAAATACTTTTCATCTGAACCACTGCATCAATCGGATTTATATCACCATCAATAACTTTGGAAATAAAATTATTAGCCATTTCTTTCTGTTCCGTCTTGGAAGATGGGATTCTGTTGATTATTAGTTTATTACTCATTGCAGATTATGCTTTACTTTATATTGATAATAATTTTCGGAAATCTTATTTATGTCATCATTCGTACATCTATAATTTTTCTCTATCAAATTAATTATAGAAAAACGTTGTTTATTTTCTCTTGCAAAAGATTCATTCCTATAAATCCATTTCATCAAATCTTCTCTTCCGAGAAGAGATGCGTTTAAAACTTTGCGATTATCATTTTCTATTTGTGATTTATTATACTTGGTAGAATCATTGTCCCAATACACATCAGCAGCCATCCCCAAAGCCTTGCAAGAAACAGATATAGCGTCAGTTAAAGCCATTTTATAACATTCGTCTGACGTATATGCTCCATTCTTTTCGTTAGCAACAAATGAAGCTCCTCCAACCCCCTGTATTCCTTCACTCCACTCCCCATTATATTTGACGAAAAGGTTGATATGCACAAAGCTTGATATTTCTCCATTTGCACCTTGCTCATTCCACATTTTTATAATCTCATAACGCCAACCAAATCCGCAGGGGCCAAACTGCTCCGTTAGAGTTTTAATTCTCCACATAGGATTGATATCTGTCTTTCCTTTTAAACGACCTGCTGAAATTGTTTTTTTAGCATTGTCTGGAACTTGCCTTATCTTATCGTAAAGTTCAAGACAATTATCATTCCATTCCTTCATATCTTATATTATTAAAGTGGTTAAAATAGTTCCCGGATACCGAACCAACGGACACCGGGATTATAATTATTCACATGGGATAATTTCTCCATTATCTAGTTTATAATAAGTATCTGGCTTTATTAAGCCACCATCAACTTTTACGGCTTTTACCTCCTTGATTGGGTATGTATTGCCGTTCCAATCACCTCTTTCTGTAAGGACTATCCAACATCCGATAGATCCTTTTGCTTTACTATCCTTACCAGTCACTATAGCAATAGAATCTTTACCGCTAACTTGGGCTGCCGAGTAGTTTCCGGTGTTGGTTGCTGCCGATCGGTATCCGGTGTTGGTTGCTGCCGACTGGTCTCCGGTGTTGGTTGCTGCCGACTGGTTTCCGGTGTTGGTTGCTGCCGACTGGTTTCCGGTGTTGGTTGCTGCCGATCGGTATCCGGTGTTGGTTGCTGCCGAGTAGTAT